CCGCGCTCCCCCTTTTTGCACTGTCTAAACACTTAGCATAGTCAACGATTTACGATTATATTATGCAGGTAGTTTAGTAGAAGTGACTTTTTAAGCGGAAAATTTAATCAATTCATTAGTTTTTATATTAGAATTCATTTAGAATTACGCATTAATTTAGAATAGAACGTCGAAGAACCTGGAAAACTCTTAGATGTGCGAAAGCGAAGAAAAATCCGTAATTAATATTCGATTAAATTAACAACCCACTAGGCCTAAAAACCGAAGTGTCACTATAAACACGTGGACTGAGTTTCGACAATAGTGTCAACGGTAGTGATGATCCCCACTTTATTACAAACTTGAGTAACATTAGCGATCTATGATTTGTAATCGGTGGAGGTGGATTGTATACATACCATTTGTATGAAACAGTGAGGAGTAACATTAGCGATTCTCACCAAGTAAAAGAATGGACAAATTGTATATGATTCAGCTTAAGCATGTCCCTTAATTGGTAGATGTGTCATGGAAGACAGTAGTTTCCCCAGAAATGTTAGGAAACAGGGAGTAATTTAATTCGGTTATTATTGAAAATCAAATAAAAATTAATTTATTAAACGAGGGTGTTTATGTGTACCTCCTCATCATCAAGCCTTCAGCATCCACATACGTATGTCAGCATAGCGTTAGGGGTAGCGTCTGTACAATACGGCACCTCGTGTTGCGTCATCGGGTGTGAGTGACGGTAAGTGTTCCCCCATTTTAAAACTTTTTCTTTCAATTTTATGGTGACGATTTTACAATTTTTAGTGCAATCGATTTTTTAAAGCTTTTACAAATTATCAAATTCAAAAATTTTACAAATTATCAAAACTAAATCAAAATGTCTTCAAACAATCAAAAGAATATTAATCTTGCTGGATGCATTTGTCGCAGATGCATCGATTTTACTTACCAGTTAAGTAAGCGTGGTATTTTGTTCCCGTCTGGAACTCAATGCCCATGGACTAAGAAAAAATTGTTCAAAATGGAAAAGTCTCTTTCTGAGGCTCCTCATCAATACACTGAATTTGTGACCAATTCTGAAAATGGTTACATGAAATTGGACTTGAACGACGGATACGCAACTTATGTTAAAAGACCTGAAGGATTTGGATCAAATAGAATGAATACTACAAAGTTGGATGATGAAACGACAAAAAAGATCCGGAAAACTGCTAAGAAGATGAAGAAGAACTACAATATTGAAATGCGTTTTGATTATTCTAATTGGGATGCATTAATTGCCGAATTTATGGAAATGGACGACGAAGAAGACATAACTGAGGAAATCGATGAAGTTGTGGAACAAATGTTGTCGCGACCCAAAATCAAGGTAACTTTTGAAGAAAGTAAGGAATTACCTTTTTATCTCATTGCAGGCCTTCCAGATGATGATGTTGTTTTTAGTCCACAAAAATTGGTTAAATTAGTTGAAAAAAGATTTGAAATTGGAGATGGTGCATTTTTCATTTGGTTCTGTGAGTATATGGGAGAGGAATGGAGTCCTTTGTGTGGCGGAACAGATGCTCAATTTTTATTGTTGCATCCAAATTTGTTCCACTACATTTTAGGATTTTCTGCTTCTTCTAATACTTATCAGACAGTTAAATATAAAGATTTGATAAACTTTCTAACAGAACAACCTCCAGAAAATCATTTAAATTTGAATATTGCTAAACTTGATAGAAAATTAGCTGCTTTACTTCTTGAAGCCAGCGGAGTTGAAAATGTAATTAAAGGATTAAAAATGTCAATTGAATTCCATAGCAAAGCTATTAGCAAATTGCCTCCCACGCAAAACAACGACCTTAGGCGTGAACAATATGCTAATACAATTAAAGAAAATAGAATTAAAATTGAAGATAGAACTAAACATCTGGAAATGTTACAATTTAAAATAAATAATTTCAATAAAACTCTCCATCCAAGTATGGAGGTAGAAACGGACAATGAAGTAAGAGCTGAATATGATATAGCGAATAACACAGCATTAAGTACAGAAGCCAATGAGTCAGAAACTATTCCAACTGATATTCCAATGCAATCAATAATTAGCGAAATAATGACAGATCAAAAAAGAGTTTATCCAGAATTAACGAATAGATTTATTGCTTTTGATACAATAAGATTAAGTACTTCAATAAATAAGGGTACCATTATAGCTCAATATCATATGCCAAGTGATTTTGTTATCAAAAATTGGAACACTCCAAATATGTTACCTTTTAGAACTCATGAATTTGTTAGGGGTGGTATTGAAATGAAATTAGCGTCAAATATAGTTAAAACATCACAATTTTGTTTACAAGCAGGTTATGTTTATCACTGGATACAAAGAGATAGGCGACAAGAATTAATTAATATTCACACAATTTCTCAGCAACCTGGTTGCAGAATTAATGGTCATATGTCTCCTTCTGATTCTATGATTATTCCGTTTGCAAGTTTTACGCCACAAATTCCAATTCGAGCAAATCAAACACAAATGAATCTTTATTTTGTAACAGTGACGTTAGTGGCAATGACAGATTTTGAAGTTGCAGATGGGGCAGTTGAAGTTGCTGATTTAGTAGTTTATGCTAAGTTTTTGGAAGATCTAGAATTTACAGGACAAGTGGAAATAAACAATGAAGTTCCCAGTGCTGTTGTTTTGGATGTTCCTAGACTTAATCCAGCTATGATGTCAGCTGCTTTAGCTGTTAAAGGTTCAGTAGTTAAAAACGCAAAAAGTGCTCTTTCGGGTGTTGCAGCCCACACTTTAAATACAGCAAATTCACTTGTGAGAGGAACAATTTCAACTGCAACACGTTCTTTAAATAGGGGTATAGAAAATTCAATTTCACAAGCTTTTGCCTCAAGGGGATCAAATCGAGACAAACCGACAGATTTTGTTAATAACGCTTTTCATCAACGAGCCATTCCGAATATAGCTTCTGGGTCCGGTACTTTTGCCGCTGACTCACTTAGATTACAACAAATTGGTAGTGCGCCACATCATCCAAATATCATCGGTGTTGAAAAATTTACGTCTATTAGAGATATTATAGAAATTGAAGGTTTTGTTAATAGTTTTACAGTTAAAGTTGGTCAAGATCAAGGTACAAAGCTTGCGGAAATGCGAGTACAGCCGGGTATTTTTACACCTTTTGTTTTTGGTGGTAATTTTCCTAATAATATTTCAAATTGGGCACCAGTAGATCATTTTGCTGGTTGGTTTTTAAATTATCATGGTAGATTAACGTACACTTTTAGAGTTGTTGCTGATGGGTTTAAAACTTTTCGACTTAGAGTAGCTTACGTTCCTAATGAAAGAACATTAACTTTTGAAGAATCCAATTCAGTATATTACGAAACTTTTTCAGTTGGTTCAGACTTAGATGCTCAACAAACTTTTGCTTTTGATGTTCCATATATTCATAACCAAACTAATTATAATCACCGCTCAGTCAACAGACAAGCTATTATTTCTGGTAGCATTCATGTTTTTATAGAAACTCAAATTAATGGTAATTCAACAGGTTTTCCAAGTTGTGATGTTTTAGTGTTTAAAGCTGCTATGAAGGGACAGATGACTTTCACTGTTCCAAGAAATAATTTTTCAATGTTAAAAATAGATAATTCCGACATTCCAGATCAGCCTGGACCTCAACCCCCACCGTTACCACAGTGGCGAACATTTAATTATTTTATTCGATTCACAGGTTTTTCTTTAGACAATACAAATTGGGTTGTAACGGTAAGTTTATTTAATAAAGACACTAATGTTCAATTATCGACTTCGAGATTTTTTGGAACCATTGCAGGCTCTGTCACATTTTTTGCTATTAACGGTCAATTTAGAAGTTCCAACGGTGCTTTAAATTCGAGTAGTCTTCAACTTTCTGTTGTTTTGAATAATCCTCCTTTGGTTCAAGCATTTAAGCGTCTTCTTTTTGTTGGTGATGCTTTTGAGGAACTTTTTGTTCCACGTGATACCGTTATTGGTCCCGCTGATGTTGATGGTTCTTTTGAATATTTGGGTTCTCCCCCAATTTTCTTTCTGGAAAATGAGGGACTTCAAGTAATTAACGCAGCCGGAGACATTAGAATGGAGGACCATGATGCCGCACCATTAGTTCCACAAATAACGTTATTAGATTCAGCTTTACACGGAGAAGATTTTATGCATTTATACGAAAATTTGCGACGCTTTCATCATTTTCATTCTTTAACTACAGAGGCACCAGCCGCGACTAATCCAGTTAGAATATTTACTTTACCATGTAATTTAGGTGCAGCACTTTTCCGACAAGATTTAACAGAAATTCAGAGAACTGACAAAATAATCCACATGCATGATGCTTTTAGATTTTACAGAGGATCACTTCGATTCTTTTTTACAATTACTTCTAGTTATACTCAAGGGGTTATTAGGGTTGTTCATAAACCTCAATATGAAAATTATCCATTTACTACTGAAGAACAATTATTAGGGTTTGATTATGGTGAATCTGGGTGGGGAGAAACAGTAATATCTTTACAACAAAATAACGTATCAACATTAGAAGTTCCAATGTATTTACCTACGCAATGTGTTTTAACAGCTAGTTATTTATCGGATGAATATTTAATCAAAATTGCTCAGGGTCTGGGTGTTTTAGAATTTTATTGGCAAGGCGAGGAAGCAGATGTGAGAATTAATATTTCTAGGGCTTTGGCTGATGATGCTCAATTCTATGGCTTTAATGGTTTTCCACTAAGATCAAATATTTCAGATATTCCTCCAGCATTAAATTTCTACAGGGAAAGGGAGAGGTTTTTGGAACCAGCTGGTGAAAGTGTTCTTCCAGCTCTTAAAATTGAATTTAATAAGAAATTAGATAAAAAAATAATGGACAGTCTTGGCAATGTAGATAATTTGACAGCAACTCTTCAGGGTTTTATTGAATCTTTGGGCAGTACTGACTCACAGTGTGTAATTGTAGGTACACTAGTGAGCCAGATTGCTCATGTTATTGTTAATCCAACTTTAAAAACTTTTTGTCTTTCAATGTTCCAAATTCTTCTTAATTTGGGAGTTATTAGGTTCGCTTTCATTCAACATTTGGAAGCTTGTTTTGTCAAAATTTGGGAGAAATTTTCATCAGATAGTGTTACGGAAGAAGGTACCACGCGACCAGCAGGAGAGGTAGAAGAAGATATGGATGTTCTTACTGAAATATCTACAACTATTGTTTCTGGTGTAGCTGCCCTTCATTCAGTCAATTCTTCTCACAAAGTTTCATTCACAGAAAAAATAACCGATGCTTTTGCTTTAGGTGGTACAATTCATTCAAAAATTTTACATTTCATTAAAGCTATTCTTAAATTTGTTCAGAAAGCCACAACTTGGGTTACAGAAAAATTTTTTCCTGATTCAATTCTTCATAAATATTTAAAAAATGACACAATTACCAAGTGGATTTCCAGAGCTAGTGTTTTAACCGACCCATGTAATTTTAATAAAATTAAAAAATGTCAACGTTCAGCCATGCTTGTCTTTAAATTAGTTCGTCAAGGTGAGAGTATCATGATGCATGCCGTTAAGAAAGAGAGAAAGGGCTTACCAATGTTAATTTCTGGTCATTTAGTTGCTTTAAAGAAATTGAGAGCTAATTTGGCTCTCAATGCCGATGTTCCTAAAATAAAATACGATCCATTTTGCGCTTATATTTATGGCCAACAATCACAAATAGGTAAGTCAGAGATGCTTTATGAATTAGCAGAAGAAATTTTAGTTGAAAATAATATTTGTAATATCAAAGATACAGATAAAACTTACGTCGTGCCTGAATCTGATAAGTGGTGGACTGGCTATTTTGGCCAAAAGTGTATCATTTTTGATGATTTTGGTAGAATAACACCTGCTGACGTAGCTGAAAGTGATTGTGCTCGTTTATGTAATTTAAAATGTGAAGCAAAGTGGGAAGTTCCAAAACCGTTCGAAGATAAGGGTGCTCAATCTGTGACTAAATTAATTTTGTGTGCTTCAAACATTTCTCATCCAAAGCACAATGGTATTAGAGAAGAGGTTGTAGTATGGGAAAGGAGAAATATTTTGTATCATGTAACCGCAGATTTTAGTATTTATAAGACATGTGCTGACCATTCGTTAATGAAGATTGGTTTTAAATTTTCTTGTTCGCGTTGTCGAGCTGCTAATCCTGATGAAAACTTTAAGGATAGAAGACATTTGAAAATTAGGATGGCAAATCCAATAAAACCAACTTTAGAAACGTATGATCCGGACATGACTTATTTAGAGTTCAAAAAAGATTTAATTGCTAGATCTAAGGAATATTATAAAATGCAGGACGCAAGATATGATGATTTAATTCAGGGTAAAATACAGATTGATAGTGAATTTTGTAATTTTCTGTTGCCACTGGATTATAGTACTGATTACGATAAATTATTGAGTGATGAGTATTATACTTCAGTGATGACAGAAATAGAAACTGTTTTGCCTTCAGGTGGTTGGTATGATAATCTTAGCCATAAAGTTGTTAGTCTATTAAGTAAAACTAATAAAGAAATTGAAAATGTGACGCTGGAAGAGAGACCGTATTCTTGTCATCATGAAAGAATTTTTTATGAAACTATCGAACCAATTAACTATGACCCATTGACATGGTCGATACATGGTCAAACGGTTACAATCGACTGTACTAGTGAGTGCAATTGGATGCATTTAAAGAATGTTTATTGGGGACAGCTTTACGAAAAATTAGTTTCAGAAGACAAGATTATACCTCACCAATTTCCAGCTGAATATAATTTAGCTTTAATTAAGAAGATGGATACAATTTTAACTAATCAAATAATAGAAATAGAAAGTCAACCTTGGTACATCAAACATCGAACATTGACAAGAGTTGTTGGGGTTTCATTAGGTTTGGTTGGTTTGCTTCTTGGTGCAAATGCTCTTTTTAAAAGTTACAAGAAACGTAAGTTAACAAATAAAGATATTGATTCAGCGTTAAATACAGTTAAAGGTAAAGCAAAAATTTCAGAAATAGCAATAAAAGAAACTCACCCAGCCCTTATGGCTAGTGGTGATTTAAAAACTAAATTTTCAGCACGAATTAAAACTTTCAAACAACATGCCAAGAAGTTTGTTCAATCAAAATCTAAAGTGGCCCCAGCAGGAGCATCGGAATTTGATTCCATGAAGAAGTGTTATATTGAGTCACTGGTTGAAATGAAATCATATGACAGTAAATACACTGCTAGGTGTATAGCTGTTCAACATGAATTTTATCTTACCCAGATACATTCATTATGCGCAGTTATAGCAACAACAGCCAAAAAATTAGCAGAGAAGTTTGCTGAGTGTAATTGCCCGAGAGATGCACTGGGAACAGCCAATCATACTGATGAGTGCGTTGTTAGTGTGAATAACCAATTTCCAATAACTTTTACAAGATATACTAAGAAATTGGATTTACATACTATAAATGTTACTCTTATTGATTTATTTAAGATGAATGACTGTTCCTTTGGCATTGATGGTGATGGTACAGATATAGTGACTTTTGTTTTGAAACCAACTGATTTGAATTTTACTACTAGTAATATTTCAAAATATTTGGTTAAAAAAGATAATCATTATGTCAACACTGAAAACATGGCTTTCATGGACCCAGGCCCGATGCGAAATGGATCACCCGACAATGTGTACGAAGCAAAGGGAATTGTGCAATTGACTGATAAATTTGCTTATGAGGCTAGTAGTTGTAGTAGTTGGTCAGATAAGGCAATAACAGTAGAGTTTCATGGTTTCGTTGTTAACAATCCAGAGAAGGGTGGTTTTAAACAATCGTGTGGTAGTATTTTGATAGATAAAACCACATGTTTAATTGTCGGTGTGATGAGTGCAACAACTGATACGAGTTTGTATTTCAACGCAATAAACTCAGAGGATATGGAAAAAGCTTATGAGTTGACTAACACGAGTTTAATAGATTGTGACGGGGTTAGAGTTATGTGTGTGCTTCCAGCTTATGAAACAGAAGAATTTTCGAAGGAATTTTGTAAAGATGATTTCGAAATTTTTAATGCGAAGAAAGAAGATGGAGACATACTTGTAGCTTTTAATTCAGTTAGAACGACGTTAAAACCGAGTGAGTGCAATGGAGTATTTATTGAAAATCAGAGAATACCAGCTCATTTGGCTCAACCGGATGGGAAAGGTAACTTGGATAAAGGAATGATTGCTTTTGTTAAGGGTATTGACCAATATCGTAGACATAAAGATTTTCCCGATGATCATATTGATTTGGCTTACATGGATATTAGTGAAATGTACAAAGCTAACTGTGTTAGTGACATGCCGGTAGTTTCGAAACGAACTGTTGAAGAAGCTATTTGTGGTATCCACACTAAGATAGGTAGAGTTGTAATGAGCACTAGTCCTGGCTTTCCTTATTGTTGCGACACGAGGACAAAGCGGAAAACGGATTTAGTCAAATTATCTGAAACTGAAGCAAAAATTGAATGGATACATGAAAAGTTTTTACAATCAATAGAAATGGAAGAAGAGATGATGGAAAGAGGAGAGAAACCATTAACAATTTTTCAGGCTTCATTGAAAGACGAAAGGCTAAAACCCGAGAAGGTTAAAAACCCAAGAATCATTCAGGGTAGTTCTTTTACATTAACGGCCAATACTAGAAGATACATGATGGATTTTAATTATGCTTTTCAGCTTAGTAGAAAAAATTTAGAGCATGCAGTAGGAATTAATGTTGAATCATTAGAATGGAATGAACTGGCTTTGGATTTAGTACAATTTTCACCATACATTTGTGTTGGAGATTATAGTAAATTCGGACCCAGGCTTAGTAGTAAATTCGTATTATATGCTTATAAAATAATCAACGATTGGTATAAGAAACATAATAGTCCCGATAAACATAATATCGCTAGAGAAGTTCTTGGCCGTAGAGCAATCGATTCTTTAAATATTTTTGGTCGCCACGTTGTTAAGGTCAAGTGTGGTAGCCCTTCAGGCGCAATTAATACAGTAATTATAAATTCTATTTGTAATTTGTTCTATATTAGATGCGCTTGGATTGGTATCATGCAAGAAGTAGAACCCACCATATCTGGTTTGCACCATTTCAAGAAATTCGTAAGGTTTTATTGTTATGGGGATGACGTGATTTTTTCGGTCAAACCAGAAGTTATTGAAATCTTTAACAACGTAACGATTTCAGAATATTTCAAGAAATTTGATGTCAAATACACCGACGTCACTAAAGGAGATAGTATGCGAAAATATTGTATGCTAGATGAAGCTTCCTTCCTCAAACGAGGTTTTGGCTATTTCACAGAGACTGCGATTAAACCCGGAGTCTACATTCCGACAGCCGATTACAAAGAAATTTTGGATATTTGTAATTGGGTTAGGAAACCAAAGGGCACGAAAACAGGTTCGGATATTTCTGTAATTTTACAGGAAGCAGCCATCTCAAATTGTGAAGATGCAATCCGTAAATCGTGGTTCTTGGGTAGAGTTGTTTTCAACGAGACTCAGGACATGATTCGAAGTTTTTGGGCTAATAGAAGTCCAATACGGATGCCGACTTTTTATACTTTCGAAGGTTTACAAACAGACTATGGTATTCCTCTCGATCATCGAGATGATAACTTTAGGACTGTATTTCCATCGAGCGAAAGTCGTCATGGACACCAACTTTCCACAGTGCCAAAACACAATGATAAGCCCCTTGATAAGGAAGTGATTACACAACCAAGTATCGAGCGAAGGATATCAATTGTGCCAGTAACGGAAAGAGTCGTCGATGCTTCAAGCATTTGCGCTCGGACCCGCATGACCCCAGATACAGAAGGTCGGAAAGTGGCCCGTACAGATCCAACTAGTTAGATTAGTTGTACTCAAGGCAAACGTCGTTTGGGTTAGAACCCCATAGATACGTCATAGTGGCCTTTAGTGAATCCGCATTCAACAACTCCGGTTGTTGTCTTAGATAGGCGCGGAGGG